CCCCCCCCCCTAACACCAATGCTAACCCTAACCCTAACCCTAACCACTTCCACCCCCACACCCTAACCCCTAACGGGGTTCAATTTAAGGGTTTTGAATTTGGTGAGTATGAATGCGTTACGCGGAAAACAGGAGTGCGATGCGCGGAATGCATCCATGTTAAAATCAACACAGTAGATAGAAGCTTCTAGGCTCTTGGCCGAAGCTTCTATAACATTTCTGCACCTGACGTCATAATATACGTGTATAGGAATTAAAGAACTCTCGCCGCGCTTCGCGCTTAAATAGCATTATTTATTTTTTTTTATTCAGTATTTTAAACAAAAAAACAACAACAACAGTATGCAGCAAGGTCAACAGCAAGAGAAAGGACAAGCAAGGAGGTGGATGTTTACTATAAACAATCCAACGACGAATGACCTGTTTCCGCAAGGACTGCCAGAGCAGTGTAGATATGCTGTCTGGCAAAAGGAGATCGGCCAAGAAGGCACTCCTCATCTACAAGGATATATCACATTCAGAGGGCCCTGGAGACGTGCCAGAGTAGAAAGAGTACTTGGAGGACATGCCTGGATAGGAATTGCGAATGGCAGTGAAGATGCCTGTAAGGCATACTGCACTAAAGAAGAGACGAGGACGGAAGGGCCATGGGAGCTAGGAAGCCAAGAGAGGCAAGGTCAACGCAATGATCTGAAGCCTTATGAGCTTGAAGCACAACGTGTAAAGAATGGTGCATCGCTAGCATCAGTGGATCCTGCAGTCTTCGTCAAGTATGCAGGGGGCTTCAAGGCTCTGAAGGCTATACAGCCTACCAAGATGAGGACAGACTTCGAGGTATGTGTGCTAATTGGAGACACTGGAGTGGGTAAAACCCACCTGATATATGAGAGATTCCCTGAGGTCTTCCGTCCCCAGTATGGAAATACCGGCCTGTGGTGGGATGGATATCAAGAAGAAGATGCCATCCTGTTGGACGAGTACAGAGGCCAGTGTCCACTGCAGAAACTGCTTATGATCCTGGACAAGTATCCTCTGAGGCTAGAAACAAAGGGGTCTTCGACCCCTGCCTGCTACACCAAGGTCTTCATCACGACGAATGGAGACTTGGAGGACTGGTACCCTGTGGCTGCAAGTCAGCATCCACAAGAATTCGAGGCTCTAAAGAGGAGGACAGGAAGGTGTGACATGTCTCTGTATCCAGAGACAAAGGCACACTGGATAGACTGCAGGGGGCAGTCTAGAGAGCAGCTCAGGGCTGCTTTCTTTACCATTTACCCAATGGAACCCCAAGTCCCCTGTGTCGCATCTCCGGAAATCATCATAGATGAACCAGAGATAGTCGCCCCTGCTGCTGTTGCTGCTGATGGTAGTATCCCCCCAATCCCTTGGGACCCTGACTGCTTCATCTGCGATGAACAAGTAGATTACCATCTACCTACTCCTCCTCTTTACAAGCCCTCTATGTGTGATAGCATACCATAAAAAAAGAAAAAATTATTTTTTTTAATTAACTTTGAGCAGTAGGCTTAGGCTCAGAAAACTCAACATCATATTCCAAAACAAAGTTAATATAACAGTAGGTTATACCTACAGTTATACTGGTCTGCATCTGTCCAAAGAATATCTGGAAAATGGCTGCATCTGCAGGATTAGAACCAACCTGTGCAGTACTCATCTGCCTCCAAAGAGCATCTGATCCAAAGAACTTGCGGCCATCATAATAATGATCCAATACAAACTTAGAAGCTGGAAGTGTACCAGAATAACCTGGTCTGGCTAAAGTCCACTTAACTCTTCCATCTTCACACATAGATGTAACTGTACCTGCAGTTGTATTATCAAACAACCCTATACCAGAAGTATAAGGAATAGCAGCTTCCGCTACATTAGTTGCTACTATCATTCCTTCAACATGAATCTTGCAGCTCTTAACAGTATACATAGTATACAATGCTGCCCATTGATCAAAGCCCATTGGCTGATGGCCTCCAAGAGGGGCATAGGGATCATAGCAAGAATTAGCTAGTAAGCTAAGACTAGATATAACATTCTTGCCAGTAGATGGAGCTAATGATATAGTATCATTATCAACATACCTCAAAGTAACCGTCTTCTTTGTAGGAAATGGCAACCTCAAACTCATATTGCCCTTGGGACGATACAATACCTTTGGTACAGTATAACGCTTCATATTCCTAAACCTAGCCACCATTGCAGCCCTTCCGCTACGAGATGCAGTACGCCTGCTATTAGCTGCAATATACCTAGCACGAGTAACGTAATTCTTAACGTACTTATAAGGCATGTACCCCCCTTTGCGTCCTTTATGTTTGCTTTTTTCTAATCAATAATGATTTTAAGCAAACAGTACGCTATTTATGCACTGTTCTATTTTTAGGTGGTACGTGGTACATGGTACGAAGTTCCGTGGTAATAATAGGGCTTCGCCCTGAAGCCACGGAACTATCAGTACATGTAGGTAAAGACAAGTATTCATAAAAGTTTAGCACTGGCTCTGGTGTTAGGAGGTAAAGACAACAGGGAAACACAACCCTAACCCCCCTACCGGGGGGTCCCCCCCCCCTAACACCAATGCTAACCCTAACCCTAACCCTAACCACTTCCACCCCCACACCCTAACCCCTAACGGGGTTCAATTTAAGGGTTTTGAATTTGGTGAGTATGAATGCGTTAC